GCTGCTGGTGGGGGAAAATCTTTCGCCTTGTTGGCAGACCCCCTTCGCTATTGCACTAATCCTAATCATAGGGGTCTTCTTCTCAGGCGTACTCTTGATGAACTTACTGAGTTAATAGACAAGTCACGACAACTCTACCCAAAGGCGTTTCCCGGAGCTAAGTTCAGGGAGTCAAAGTCAACGTGGCATTTCCCATCGGGAGCAACCATTTGGTTTACCTATCTAGACAAAGACAAAGATGTAACCCGATTTCAAGGACAGGCTTTCAACTGGATAGGGATAGACGAGATAACCCAATACCCAACACCTTACGTGTGGGATTACCTGAGATCGAGATTAAGAAGCACCGACCCAGAACTACAGAAAAGTTTGTATATGAGGTGTACTGCCAATCCGGGTGGAATCGGTGGTTGGTGGATTAAGAAGATGTATATTGATATAGGGGAACACAACAAACCGTTTCCTGCAGCAGACACAGAGACAGGCACACCTTTTATGTGGCCGCAAGGACACGAAAAGGCTGGACAACCTCTCTTCTATCGTAGGTTTATACCTGCACGATTAACTGACAATCCGTTTCTTATGGCAGATGGACAATACGAAGCAATGCTACGTTCTCTACCAGATATAGAACGTAAGAGATTACTTGAAGGGGATTGGGATGTAGCCGATGGCTGTGCCTTCCCAGAATTTGTGAGGTCTAAACATGTGGTGGAAGCTTTTGAGTTACCAACAAACTGGCCCCGTATACGTGCCGCTGACTACGGGTACGCAAGTCCTTCTTGTGTGTTGTGGGGTGCTATTGATTGGGATAACAATATATGGATTTATCGAGAATTGTATGTAAAACAGTTGACAGCAGAGCAATTAGCTGATAGAATACTAGAAACAGAACAATTAGACCCTTTACCACACTATACAGTACTTGATGCTTCTTGTTGGAATAGAACAGGGTTTGGTCCTTCCATAGCAGAAACGATGATGCGATGTGGAGTCCGTTGGACACCATCAGATCGTAATAGAATACAAGGCAAGATGGAAATACATCGTAGGCTATCTGATGACCCGAGAACAAATGAACCAAGATTACGAGTGTTTTCTAATTGTAGCAACACTATCAAGCAACTGGCAGCAATTCCTCTTTCCAAGACTAATGGTGAAGACGTTGACACCAAAGCTGAAGACCACGCATACGATGCTTTAAGATACATGTTAATGACAAGAATGACAGGGTACGCAGCAATACATGAAACCCTAAACGGTATTAAAGCTCAAGTCTACCAAGTACAGAATGAAACATTTGGATACTAGAACAGATGGCAGAAGACAATCTAATAAATTTAGCCGATAAAAAGCCTGTAGATAGTGCTGTAAATCATGTTAGAACGTCTATTAGAGAATTATTAAGTTTTAAAACAACCGATGTTCCTGAACTTGTTGAAATATTTGGTAGTAATAACATACCTTCAGCAATAACAGATGACCAAGCAGATAAGTTAACAAAATATTATCTAAAGTCCAGATTCAAAATGGATGATAAAACATCTAGGGTAATATCAAGTTCAATAAAAAACAACTCACCTTCTATATTTAAAGAAGTAGGTACAGGCATGGATGAACTCCTAGAAAAATTAAAAGATGGAAACCTAACAATAGCTGAAGCTTTTGAATTAGGTAGACCAGAAGTAAAGCTGTATCAAAACAACGGTAAGAAATCTGCATTTTTAAAAAGGCTTGAAGAAGCAGGGTTTAGTCTAGAAGACAACTGGGATAGTATGGGAGACAGAGAGAAACACGATGTCTTCAACAAAGTTGGCAGTAGCCCAGACTACGTTACGTTAGGAAAAGTAGAAGGCAGTCTTACACAAATAGCTGCCAGTGAAGATTTTAAATACCCATACAGTAACAGATTTGAAGCAGGCAAGGGAACTATAAGAGTTGCAAAAGTACAAGGCGACCCTACAAAATTAAGGTTTGATAAAGCCACACAGCTACGAGGAGATGCTGCAGCTAAAAAAATCACTCTCCCATCTATAGAAAATTTAAATAAAGCGATACACGCAACCACACTAAAACTAAAAGGTAACAAAGAAGCAGTAGCGTTCTTTCAGTTAAAACATCTTTTAGGTATAAGAAATAGAGATTTAATAAATCTTACTGTAGGTGAAGCAGTTAAAAACTCTGCGTATGGAACGCTTGATCCCGGATCGAATACTCTTTATGGCATAAGTAATAAAGGTAACAAAGTAAACTACCAGTTACCATCTTTAGCTCAAGATATATTAGCCGATCTTGGAACAGATGCTAAAGAAAGAATGGGCGATAAAAAGTCTGTAAACTTATTTAATCAAAGTGAAGCTAAGTTACGTACATCAATTAACACTGCCATGAATGAAACTATGTCCGAAATGGGATTGGACATTACAAATCAAAAAACTAATCAGAAAATACCATTCACAATATCTGATTTACGAAAGAACGTGTTTGACGCAATAAACGAGAAGCAAGGTGCATCAGTAGCTAACATGGTTCTTGGTCACTCAACAAGAGGTGACGTAGGATTAACTCACTACAAAGTTGACAGAGAATCAAGAAGAAAGATGAGCTTGACTCAAAGAGCTTCTGAAGAATTTGGTAATATGTATCTGCAAGATATTAACCAAGTAAATCCTAAAAATCTTTATAGTGCTTACGGATTTAACCAAGACTTCTTTAAAGACAAACCAACAATCTTATTTGATGCCCCCACTGATGTATTGTCACAAACAACTAGAGACACAACATTACAAGTAGAAGGCACAGCAGCCGATGTAAACAAAACTGCTAACATACTTACAAAACAAGTCGAAGGTAAAGTAGGCAACCTTGAAAAGTCAGTAGCTAAGTTACAGGCACTTCAAAGTCAAATGGGGGAACTTATTGACGAAAAGAAGCCTGCAAAAGAACCTAAGAAGAAAACACCACCGAAAGGTTCGGCAATTAAGTTATCTGATGTATTTGATTCTGATGCGTGGAATAAAATAACAAAAACCTTAAAGGGAGTTGCAGTCGGTGCATTAGGCGTAGAAACAGCTAGACAGCTTGTTACCAACCCTGCTCAGGCTGCCCAAGATGTAGGAACTGAACTTCTTCTTGAAAAAGGATTAGGATTTCTTCCGGGAGCTGCAGTAGGGTTTGCAATGCAATCAAGTCCAGCAGGAGACACTCCAGATAGAACAGGCTACCGTGATCCAGAAATGGAAAGACAAATGGCTGAAGCTGGGGATATGAAAATTATTGCAGACGATACAAATATAGGAAACGAAACTATCGAGCCTTTAAAACTTCCTGAAAAAACAGAAAGCGAAGCTCGACCAATGAATTATGCAATGGATCAACAGATGAGTGATATGTTGCGTAAGGGTATCCCTGAACAACAGGGTATCATGTAACTGGTATATAGGAGACAAAAATGCCAAATAATGACTATAACTACGGTGCTTCATTTATAATGGGTTCTGACAAAACATCTTACGATGCACCAGATGCCCCGTTAACTCGTGAAGCTGCAGACTTTGACACAAAGATGAGCAACTATGAATTGCAATCTGACATGCCAAAGAAACAGTCTAAGCCAACTGTTGAAGCTTCTTTATTTAAAATGGCAGACGACAAAAATTACTTTAGCTAGGATTTATTAATGGCTGATAACTTTTTAAACTCAGATGAGGAATCTGATTCTCCTCTTCCTATGTCCAATGCAGCAGAAATAATGCCCGGACTTGCAGGATACGTAAAGAGTAGATTTGAAGATTCTGAAAACGGTAGACGTTCACACGAACAGAGATGGCTACAAGCCTACAAAAACTTTCGTGGCATCTACGATTCTACCACACAATATCGTGATTCTGAAAGATCAAAGGTATTTGTCAGAATAACTAAAACTAAAGTTCTTGCAGCGTATGGACAGATTGTTGACATATTGTTTGCCAACAAAAAGTTTCCTCTAGTTGTGGAAGACACACCCGTTCCAGAAGGCGTAGCAAAGTTTGCTCATTTAAAAACTCCTATTGATGACGTAGCACCACCGCCCAAAGACCAGTACGGTTATGCGGGGGATGGAAGGGAATTACCTCCGGGAGCAACACAAGCAACTACACCTATGGATTTCTTAGGTGGCATGGCTAGTAAATTCCCAAATGCACCACTTGTTGAAGGTCCTGCAAAATCAGGAGAACCTCAAATAAGTCCATCAGCCGAAGCAGCACGTAAGATGGAGCAGATGATACATGATCAATTACTTGATAGTAATGCAGTCAATGTTTTTCGCCATGCTATATTTGAAGCGTCTCTTCTTGGTACAGGAATAGTTAAAGGACCTTTTAACTTTAACAAAAAAATACATAAGTGGCAAAGGGATGAAGAAGGCAACAGGGAGTATATGCCTTACGAGAAATCAGTACCGAGAATAGAATCTGTATCTATATGGGATTTTCACCCTGACCCATCTGCTACTAGCATAGAAGATTGTGAGTACGTAATACAAAGACATCGTATGAACAGACAACAACTTCGAGGTCTTTCTCAACGACCACACTTTGACATTAGTGTCATAGAGGAGTGCCTTGCAAAAGGTCCTAACTACGAAGACAAATACTACGAAGATACTATTCGTGAAGATGAGACTGAGCCTTATTACCAAGAAAGTCGATTTGAAGTTCTTGAGTACTGGGGTGTAGTTGATGCTAAATTTGCTGATGAAGCAGGTTTAACTTTACCACAAGGTATATCTGACTTAGATCAAATACCCGTAAACATATGGGTGTGTGGATCAATGATACTTAGGTGTGTTCTTAATCCATTTACGCCAGCAAGAATACCTTATCAAGTATTTCCGTTTGAAATTAATCCTTACCAAATGTGGGGTGTTGGTGTAGCAGAGAACATGGAAGATGCACAGATGCTTATGAATGGTCACGTAAGAATGGCTATTGATAACTTAGCACTAGCAGGTAACCTTGTATTTGACGTAGATGAAGCAAGTCTAGTTCCCGGACAGAACATGGATATATTTCCCGGAAAGATATTCCGTAGACAGTCTGGTGTAACAGGAACTGCAATCAATGGTCTTAAGTTTCCAAACACTGCAGGCGAAAACATACAAATGTATCAGATAGCTCGTCAACTTGCAGACGAAGAAACTGGTATACCATCTATTATGCACGGACAAACTGGAGTGACAGGCACAGGTCGTACAGCATCAGGACTATCAATGTTGATGGGTTCTGCAGGCTTGTCAATGAAAACAGTTATAAAAAATATAGACGACTATCTACTAAAACCTATGG